AATGTAAGAATACCACTTAAAGAAAGTAACAAACCAAGAATTGTAAAATACAAAATTACTGGTGACAATAAGGAGACATTATCATTATTGTTAGGTATGGGTATTTTAAATAAAAATGGAATATATGCAGGAGTTTTGAAAGAGGGATTATTTTTTGATAAAAAATACCTCCAATTAAGAAAAGAACTAATTAATAATTATAAAGTTGAATATGTGATATCTGTTCCTCAAGATATGTTTGAAAATACAACTGTTAAAACATCTATTCTTATTTTCAAAAATGAAAAGCCAAATAAGGAAAATTATAAAGTCAAATTTTGCGAACTGAAAACACGCAAAGATAAAGACGGTCATCAAATTGGAATCGATGAATTCAATATGCAAGATAAATCAATTATTAATGAATTCACACTTGAAAATTATAAGTTTGAGTCAAAAGAAGGAAAATATATTGAGGCATCATATAATGAAATTGTCGAGAAGAATTACAGTTTGAATTACAAATCTTATATTGTTGATAATATTGTTGCCAATAAGGGATTTAAAGTTGTTAAACTTTGTGACATATGTACTATTAATCCAAGATCTGATGTTCCTGAATGTAAAGAATATAGATATATCGAAATTGGCGATATGTCAGATAATAAATTATTGGTAAAACAACCAATCAATAGCGAAAATTTGCCATCGGGAACAAAAAGACGTCCAGATGTAGGAGATATACTTATTGCAAGTGTTAGACCAAATTCTTCAAAGATAGTATATTTTACAGATAATTATAATTTTGATAATCTAGTAACTTCAGGTGCAATTTTCAATTTAAGATTTAACGATAAAAATATCGGTGTGTATACATATTATTATTTTCTTTTTAATTTAGACGAAAAATTGAAACTTATGGGTAATGGATCTTCATATCCAAGAATATCTCCAGAAATACTTGGCGGGTTCGAGTTGCCAATCCCTGAAGATGATGATACGGCAAAAAATTATATAAATTTACTTACTCCATGTATTAATAATCTAATAGCTCTGCATAATTTACAAGAATTACAACTTTATAGAGAAAAATCAATTTGCAAACTGATTTTTGAAAAATGCAAAATGAAATCTATTGAAAAAGATATTATTAAAAAGTCAAGTCTCAATAAAGAATTTGAATTTATGGATAAATTAAGAAATGATATTCAAAACACTCTCAAAAATCAAGAGGTAATAACCAAGAAAATGATGGAAATGGTTTTAGGAAACACAAATAAGACAGATGAAAATACTGATAATGAATCACAAAACACTAATGATGAAGATGAAGTAAAAGAGAAACCAAAAAAGAAGAAAGTAGAAAAAATAAAGAAAGACAATACCGATGATGATGATTCAAATAATGAAAAAGATGAAGAGAAAGAGATAGTTGTCAAAAAGAAGAAAGTAATCAAAGTTCCTAAACAAGAGAAATCTGATTCTAGTTCCAAAACAAAGAAGAAATAATTTATTTATAATTTTTAATCTAAATAATGCAATGTATTTTGTATCATTATTATGACTGATACAAAATCAAATAGGAAGATAATGATATTTCATATCTATGAATATTTAGAATGTTATTACAAAAAATTAGATATTGAAGAGAAACAAAAGGGAGATTTGATAACTAACCTTACAATGCATGTTTTGAATATGTTTATAGATTATTTATGTGTATCATCTGGATCAAATATATCATATGTATTAATGAAAGATTATCATAATAATAATTTAGATATCTTTCAAAAAGAATTATTAGATGGATTCAGAATTATATATTTGCTCAATAATTATACATATGATGGGAATGCAATGAAAAAGCATTTTGAATTTTCAAAAAAACAAAAGAGTATATTTCCTGACAAATTATTACTCGAAACATTATTGCGTAATTTTATTGGCAATGTTAAATCTAATATCACAAATTGTATAAATTATGCTTTATCTAATTTTACTACCATGTGTGATATTAATAATTATGAAATAAGTAAAAGAAATCCAAGTATTGAATATGTAAATATACAACTAAAACCATTGCCATTTGGATATTGTAGAAATAATATTATAACAAACCACATATCAATCCAATTTAATCATAATAAAAGAAATTATCATATGTATCCAAACATTCATAAAAAGGAAAATGAAAAGAAGTTCGTTATTCTTTCAAAAAAGTTTAATCAATATAAAAATGAATTTCCAGTTAAAGATGTTATTTGCTTTTTAATAAATATTACGAACATACATATTCATATTGTGATAGTGTTAGGAAAATTGACATGTACAAATTGTATCTGAAAATCTATAATAAAAATATCAGTAGTAATCTATTCTTCGAACTCATGTCGGACATTGGATATTTACGATTACATGATGATAATAATATTTACTACATTAAATCCATCCAAATTGCATAAGGATTAATTGATAATTATTTTATATCATTATTATGACTGATACAAAAACTGAACTTAATTTTGACAATATCTATGGTTATGTTATTATTAAAAAAGGTATCAAATTATTTCACAAAACAAATATCTCTTTCAACAAAATTAATGACAATTCAATTTTTGGAATAAAAATCGATGATATTAATCAATTTGGCAAAAACCTATTAATATATGAATCTCTCAAAGATCTAAAGTTATTATTGACATTCAGACACAAACATGATAACCCATCAAGAACTGTTGAAAAAAAGTTGTTTGAAATTGCATTAAAACTAAATATTGAAATAAATGTTAATGATGAAATAATTGGCATTAAAAGAGATAAAACTGTGTTTACAAATCTGTGTAATAATCTCAAATATCTTGGTTATAATGGGTTTTTCAATTTGATTGAAGGAAAATACAATGATTATGAAATTGTGATATTCGATTCCAATAATGTTCAAGAAATTACAGATCATCAAAGATGTCTAAATATTGTTTATGATAATTGTCGGAATTATTTAAATATTGGACAATATTTTAGCTTTCATATTCCTTATAAGCTTAAAATAAATGAAAAATATAATACTTATGAAAAAGACTATCAAGGGAAATATTTATATAATATAATAAATAAAATAAGTGAGGATAACAACATAGGATATGTTTGTGAAAATCCGTCAATGAAATTATCTGATTATTTTGAAGTAGAAATATCAACTATTGATAATGAATTGCCAATCTTCAAATTTCCAAAAGTAAATATATATGAAGCAAAACTAACTCAATAATTGACATTAATGAAACAGCATTTTATTTATTAACAATATAATATTAATACAATAAATGAATCAAAAGTCATTATTTTTGATAATATGTATTATCATATTATGTTGTTTGTCATCAAGTAGTGCATATGCCTATGGATCCATCAAAAATGAAAAGAAAAAATACGAATAATTTCTTATCACTAATTTTTATTTATTCTCAATTAATTCATCTACAGATCTAATACATGCCTCAACATTTCCTTGTGGAGCAGATATCATCTCACCAACTATATAATATCCTTTTTCATCTTCATAATATTTTTTGTCATGATTGTAATCTGGTTTATAGTAATGAACTCCATATTTCCAATATTTGTGTTCATGGTCTAGTGTTGTTGATATTCCATCTGAAAAGTATTTCAATTCTTTATCAATATAATCTTTTAGTTCATTTGATTTAACAGAATCAATTGACTCTTTACATTTATCTGCATATACAGAATCTGCATATGCTGACATCAATATATTCTCGTTTATTGGTATTATCTTCCTGAAAATCGTTTCACCTATCAAATTTGTATCTATATTATGTGATTTGTGATATGTATACATCCTGAAATATGGAATAGTCCCTATTTTGTCTAATAATTTTGGTAATTCAAATCCAGATAGTCTAATATGTTTAAGTGAAAAGTCTGTAGCAAAAAATAATTTCTTACATAAATATGTTTCATGATTTGTCTTTACTTCATATATTCCATTATTATAATTTATTTCTGACACTTCTCTATTCAATTTAATGTTATCATATATTCCATTACATAATTTCTCGATTAATGATGTCCATCCTCCTTTTAATGCCATTATTCTTCTCTTCATTAAATATAAATCGTCCTTTGGATATCCTTCCATTGTTTTCTTAATTGATGCATACATATACTCAATGTATTCTGCATGTGATAGCATTTTATTTAATATGTCATTTCCATAATTCTCTTTAATAAAGTCAAATGTCCTCATATCTTTATTGAGATTTTTAGTTTTTTGATCTATATCGTCAATAAGTCTGTTATATTCATTATTATAATCTCTTTCAATATGTCTATACTCTGAATCAAATGATATTATTGGCAACTTGAGATCATCAATTAGTTTTAATAAATGTGTGTTATGATCTGAAATAATTCCTGCACCAAGTGAAACTAATTTATTGTGAAATACTTTTTCATATGCTCTACCACCAATATAATTATTCTTATCCAATATCACAAACTTTTTATTCAATTTATTAAGTCTGTATCCTAAATAAACTCCTGTTATTCCTGCACCAATAATTAAGTTGTCTATTTCATTGATAGTTGTGTCCATAATTGTATATTATTCATAAATAAAATATATTTGTTCAATCAAAATCTAATGACCGCTTTAGGTTTGGTCAGAATTTTTTCAAAATCACCAGGTTCATTTACTCTAATATATTTTGAGTAATTATTGGAAATATTATTGGTTTGTTTCATTTCGATTGTTTCTGCGTTTTGCAATGATTGATTTGACTTTGATATCATGTTTGTCTTGAAATCATTCAAATTATCTGATCCACAACTCTTATTACATAATTTACAGACTACTTTAAGATTGTCAATTGTTGTTTTGCCACCATTTGATTGTGCAACAATATGGCCAGCTTCAAAATTAGTGATATTTAATGTAGTGTTACAAACATAACATGATCCATTAAATGTTTCGCCAAATGTATTAGTCCATAATTTCATCCTTAATGCTTTAGGAACTGATTTTCTTGTTTTAGTTTTGACAGTTGATTTCTTAGGTGGCATTTTCAGATATGTTATTTAATTAATGTGACAATTGCATTATCATATTAAATAGTCATAATTAATGTCAATTTTTTCAGTTGACTCTTTAACTTTCCAGAACCTAAAAACATATATAATGGTTTGTATCTGTTTTTCGCAAAAAATCGTAAAGTTTCATTGACACTAATATATTCTGGATAATTATTACTTTGTTTCTTCAGAGAATTCTGAGTTTGATAAGACATTTGATTCGAAGTCATTCGAGTTATTTAATTAATATAACACTATTTATTGCTACACTGAACACGCATAACCAATATCAAATATTACGTTTTAAATGCAAATTATCACAAAATGAATGCTATTTCGGAAAGATATATAATAGAAAAAGTGAAGGGGTGGCCAAAATGGCTATCCCCTTTATAAAAATTGAAAATAATATTTAATAATAATCATATACAATTAGATATTATTAACTCAATGGCACATACTTTAATAGATATATATAACAACATACTCAAATATGACGACACAGAAATTATTGTTATATTTGATAAAGACAATAATATCTGGTTTTCAGGCATCCAAATCTCAAGAATGCTAGAATACAAATTTCCAGAACAGGCAATTCGGAAAAAAGTAAAAAAGATTTATAAAAAAAGATTAGATGAATTGACAGATAATCCTAAAGAATATGGCAAAAATACACAACCGCATTCAATATTTATTAATGAGGCCGGTTTGTATACACTTATAAATAGTAGTAAACAAGACGTTGCTAAAAAATTTAAAGAATGGATTTTTGGAGAAGTATTACCAAAATTACGTCAGACTGGCAAATATGAACTAGAACAAAAGTATAAAGATAAACTGAATGGTGTTGCAAATGAATTGGAACAAAAATATAAAAAACAGCTCGAACAAATCAAAACAAAGATAAATCAACTAGAAGAGAAAAACAGAATATTAGAAAATAATCAAAAAAAGAATAAGTTTCCAAAAGGAGGTGTAATATATGTTGTCAGACCATTTGGCACTGAAAATGAAAATTTATTAAAAGTAGGAAAAACTAACGATCTGAAATCAAGAATGAATACATATAATACAGGTGTACCAAATAATATGGAAATCCTTTATAGTGTTGAGGTAAAGGATCCTATTGGTTTCGAACATTGTATAAAAAGCAAACTACGTAATTACATATATAGAGAAAGAAAAGAGTTTTACAATTGTGATTTAGAGATTATTATAGATGCAATAAATAAATGTGACAAATTTATAAAAGACGAATGTTATTGTTGCAAATGTGAAAATAAAATAGAGGACAAACAATTAGCGAGACATATTAAAAAAGAATACGATATCATTGATACAAAGGAAAAAATATATGGTTTGTTTGTGATAAATAATGATCAATCAGGCGGAATGAAATTTAATGACGAATATACATATTTATTAAATAAAGCTAATTATTTGGAAATGTCACTGTCAAATAATATATCGAAAGATTCATTTTAGTTATTTTTCCGTAACTTTTATTACATACCAACAAAGATTCAGGATTGTTATATTTATTTATGTCCAGTTTTTATTCAATATAATACCAAATACAAACATAATATTAACAATAGAGAAAATTGAATATTTTATTTGAATTGTTTGAGTGAATTGTTATATTATTATTCAATAACTATGTAAAACATTAAAATATATTCTATGAATGATTTGGATAAATTAGATCAATCATGTATAATTAATATGATTAGCATTGATGATATGGTAGATGGTTTAATCAAAAATATAA